GGCCGATGGTTACGCTTGCGCGTATTATTACTACGATAGTAATGTCTTAACACAATGTTAAGCGGGCCCTTTTCATACTCACCTGAAAAGTGGTGGTTGGGGTCTATTATAGACCCATAAGTACTCAATATCAAGCGATATCGAATGAAGCCTAGCTGTCTTAATCAGCGGCGCCTTCTAACCCTGGCACGGATGGTTGTAAAGGTGCTCCTCCTTTAGCTATACGTTTCATGTTAGCTCCTAAAGATGTAACTTTCTAAGCGAAAAAAGCTGTAACAAAAGCCAGTAAGTTATCATAACTTTTCTGTTCACCTTCCTAAAGGCTTATTACATTGGCTAATTCAGCTGCGACCTCATATTATAAGCTCTAAATCTAAGGCATCATCAAAGTCAAAGTACTTATAAAATCTTAAGTCCTAATTCCAGGTCCCGGATATTTGCAAGGTATCAACCCCTACGTGCTCAGTTTCGGAATAAAATCAAACGAATAAGCAACGTCAATTTTACCTATTTACGCGCTAGGTGCTGCGCCTGTTACCAATAAAACGAAATATTCGGATAAGGTCGAAGTTCCTGCTTATTGTAACTATTGAAAACCTTCCTCATGGTCAGGAATATGTATCATTCGTAATGAAGTTTAACTATTACCAGTACTCACCCATTCAGCGTTTAACATTCTTGATAGAGTGGGAACTGCATCACCTCCTGAATTAAACATAGGTGCTGTCGTTCCGTTAGCATTTTGGTAATAAGCCATTATAGCTTGTCCTTTTGAATCATTATAATTATAAGTCGGTGTGTAATTTATACTAAATGAAGACAATCTGTGCGAAATTATTGTGCTACTCATATCTTTCATTGGCGTACTAAAATAGCAACCGCTTGTCTATTCACCGTATTATCCAGTATAAAAGTTATATCCAACCACGTTGGAAGGTTGCCAAATAAATGAAGTTATATTACTTCCTGCTGTACCTGAAGGTTAATTAACAAACACAATACTACAATGATTACCTCCAGAATCAGTCATTATGACATATTCCGTCGTTTAAGAATATAATCCAGTCTTAATTGGCTGTGAAGTGTTTCTTCGGCTTTCGTATTTTTCTGGACAAATATAAGATGCTAAGTATTCAGTATTTACTGTATTAGCTGAAAAATTATTATATGGTGTTACCTACTTCGCTCCTGTTTGAACTGCTTCTATAGCTGGTTATTTTTAAGCCATATCACCTAACGGAGTATAAGGTTAAGTATTCTAGTAACGATTAACTCCATTCAACCATGCAACAGAAGATGGTTCTTTAATTGACCCATTATTGTAGTCGCCTTACCATAATCCCTAGTCAAATCCAACCATTTAACGAATAGATGGGCCATATTTTTCCCATAATAATTAAATCGCTTTCTATCCCGCAGTCTTTATTAAAGGCATTGCCCATGTCGCGATTGTAGGCCAGTCGTCTAAAGCCATTAATATCTTTAATTGCTTATGATTGATACCTGTCATGTCGTACTATTTTGCGAACACATCTAAATTCGTTCCAACAGGCATGAAAGTTTCTTTAGATTTATTATATATATAATCATTCATAGCTTAATTCTCTTTCTTTAAATAAGCCTACCTGTCAGCATAAGTAATGGTCGGGTCAATTTCCTTTAACTCCGAAGTTAGAACATTTTTACCTCCAAAATAATTATCGAAATTCGCCATAGTATTCATAAGTTATTAATCACCGTTCTTAAATTTCCTATACAACTCTATGACATCCTATCCCTTGTAAGGATTTGTTTCCTTGTTGCCTACCCACTATTGGATATCTGAAAAAATTTGTTATCTGTTTTTCTTAATAGCTCTAGCTAAGGTCTACGCGTTGATTGGTTTCTTACCTGCTCGCTCACGTAACGCTCTAGCTTCATTAAAAGTTTACTGAGGCCCTATTTTTCTGAACCCGGGCTAGCTTTCGAGTGCTTTAACTCTATCGGCAAGGTCCATTAATGCTTAGTTATCTTGTGACATAACCTCAGTGCCCATTTCCTCTGTAATCTAAAAAGGTACTTTCCCAATGAGCTGAGGGAAACCTTTTATTCTATCAACATTAGGTGATAATATGTGAGTCAAATGTTCCTAATCATATTATTGATAATAAAATTATTGTTTACTCGATTGATCCCATAATCCGTCATTACGCATTTATTCACACTATAATTCATAAAACTCATCCCTAACTTAAGGCGTAAACAATTCTATCATCCATTCTTCTAATTCATGATCAGTGGTTAAGTCATTCATTTTCTCGACAACGTATTAATTATGTTTATATTCATGCTAACAAGATTGAGATTAAGTCTTATCAATGTAATCTTGTAACATTTTGCCACCTCGCTACAACCATTACTGCATGAAAGTTAAATTTTTCGCCCATTAATAATTTTGTATTGAAACTTATCCAATTATCTCTGTGTCGTTTGCCTTATTACTCTCGGAGATTGTACCGCTATGTATAATTCGTTCTGGTAATCGCGTCATTATTATCTTATTCTCTAAAACTTAGCCGGCTTTTGCTAAATACTCAAAATTAGTTCTTGATATGGCTAAATTTTTAAATAACATTCCACATCCGTGTTTTCTATGTGGCGTTTCACTAAATACTTCACATAATTCTCTCTTAAAACTATCCAAGAACTGTTCATTCAAAATTATCAACACATCGTCACCTGCTACTTGAATAAAATAATCACCGCTATTCATATAAGTTTCAGGTTATATAATTTAATCATCGGTAACATATTCATACGCTCTTTTGTCCACTACACTCTTTAATCGTATCTTATCCATAATATACATAAGCATAAATAAAACGCGATTAGTATTTCCAAAAGTAGTTAGTAAGTTTTTCCCTGAACAAACGGTTCCTTCTAATTAAGCGCGTAAAATACAATTAAGTCTACCTTATTGCCCTTGAATCTGTAGTTCTCTCGCCTCGATAGATACGTCTTGATCAAATTAACACGCGTATAAAATCGCTTAATGTATTTCGTCGTGCGACATTCCTATATAAGGCGCTACTAATGGAATTACCATCCTTAATAGCGGACCGTCTATCATTTCTAAAACGGGTTTAGATTGATGTGAATCGTGTCTAGATAAATCATAATAGACGAAAACTGGATTATTTATTAAATTGTAAGCTACAGTTAACACATTCTCGACTTACCCTAAATTTTTATGCAAAGATGAATGTAAACCATAAAAAGTCTTTCTATATAA